CCTCCAGTGCGTCCAGGAGGTATTGCAGGTCAATTTCCTGCCGTTGAAAATCCGTTGTTGACAGTACGCCGCCATAAATGTATTTGGCTTTTGCCCCCTCCATCCTCTCCCGTATCTCGTCAATCCTGCTCATGATTTCGCCCCTTCCTTTGGTGTCCACTGACTATGCTCGTAGATGCACCCTTCCTTCGCTAAACATATGCACTCGTCCACATCACACTCCACTTTGTACGGCTCGCCATGTCCGCAATTCCCGCACGTCTGCACCGTCTCCACGGCCACGGGCGCAACCTCCTCCCCTCGCAGTCGGTGGACTTCGGCCAGGAGTGCGTGGGCGTCATGCCAGGTGTACGTTGCTGCCTCTAGTCGCGCCTCAATCTCTCGCAATCGTTCCGGTGTCATCTCGGTCATTTTGCTACCTCTCCTCAATCGTTCTACGAATCGTCGCTTGGCATGTTTTCCAATCTGTAGCGCAGTGATTTCCGCAAGCCTTGCCTATAGCCTCTGGGTTAAAAGAAACACAACAACTGTCGCCTCTCGCATATGCTTCTTCTGCATGTTGACGCTTCTTGTTAACAATTTCGCATGTCTTAATCTCGCTCACCCCTCCTCCTCCACTCGCATCTTGCACCCCCACGCCGCAAATGGATCGTAGCCGATCGCCTCGGCGGTTTCCTCGGAGATGCGGCCGTCCTCGTTTGTGCTGATCGTCACATTGATGCCCCATTCACAACCATCCCAGCCGATACCACCCTCAGCGTTGACGCATCGACGGCAGTTCTCGCGTATCCACGTTGCCGCCGCCTCGCCGGTCTCGAATGCCTTGATTTGTGTCATAGCTTCCATTCCTCCGGCACTTCTCGCCACTCGTTTTGATTCGTGAACGCCTTGCCTGTTCGCGGGTCGATCAACTGTTTGATGATCGGCTGGAGATTCTTCAGGAACACCTTGCATCCTGTCTCATGCGCTGCATCCAAGATCGGCTGTACCCACTCTGGACGAGTACCGCAGTCCTCGGGACGGACAACTTGACCTGCACCGTTTGAGAGGCCGCCGATGACGACAAACTGGATGTACGGCAGTGAATCCAGCCAAGGCTCAGACTCCATATCCAAAGGGCCAATGAGAGGTTCAAACGAAATCCACCGATGAACTTTAGGAGTCAGATAAGTGTAACCCTGACCAATGGCCCAAACTCGTGCAACGTCTTCTGTCCGGCAGACGCTCGCGCCTATCCAAATATGATCCTGGTTAGGCAACTCCTTCTCAAGTATCTTGTCAGGATTCTTAGTTAGGTGGACGAACACATGCCCCGGACACCGTTCCTCGACCTCAAACACCTGCCGACGCCACTCAGGGTCAACCACATCGCTCCACATATCGCCACCGAAGCCGACCGCTATCACGCGTGACTTTCGGGTGCGGAGCGGAGCTTGTAATGTCTCGGGGTGAAATGTCGGAACAAACAGGTCAGGCCAACATGCCCCACCTCCGTTGGTTTCTCTCCAAATGCAATCCGCATCCCCTAATGCAGCCTCACATTCCGAGTTCATACAGGATTGAATCTTTTCCATCTTCCGCGCCCAACACTCTGCCGACACAGCGCATATGTCGGGGCCGTTGGAACATCCGGTAATCGGGTCCCACCGAACGGCTTCAACAGCGGCTAAATACGGAATCCTCGTGCTTGTCATGCTCATTTCATTTCCTTCCTCTCTGCGGTTTCCCGCACATCACCACGGCAGTCCCATCCACCACCATGCTCCACCGCCATGCCAGTGCCATGACTGCGAGGCCGATGCCTATGCCCATGTCACGCCTCGTCCAGCAGGTCGTCGTACTCGTCGCTGAGGTCGGCCAGCACAAATCCTGTGCCATCACACGTAAAGCAATAACAACCCGCCTCAATCTCGCCAGTGCCACAACACGCATTGCAGGGTACACTCTCCATGTCCATGCCTCCACTATTTCGCGCTTCGTATCGTCAGCAGCGTTCGCCGCGTGCAGTCAATCACTGGCTCGGCAATCGCGATCTTGCACATGCGGCTGTTGTCGTCCTCAATGATGCCCGCGTCTTTCAGACAGTCCATCAGTGGAGGGAATCCCACGAGATTCAACACATCTCTCTGCATCTTGTTCGGGAAATGTAGCTCTATTTCGACTGCCACAACGCCCTTGAACTTGATGCTGTTCCCAACCGTGTTCCGCATCATCTCTTCCCACGGCTTGAACCACAACCTCTGCTGAGTCCGCCAGTGCTTGCGGATGTATTGGTTCTTGCTCGGCGGCAATGCCGGTATGATGATGTACAGCGTATCGCCGTGCACCTCGTACCTCACAGGCTCATCGGGTATCACGAACCTCGGCTTCGGCTTGGTCGCCTTGCGGACGTCTTCCCCGGTCAGTGTGATTTGCCTCATATCTCCACCTCGTCCATGCTGTCGTCGCTTATGTCCTCAGGGTCTAACCGATATCCAAAAACCTTGTAGAACTTCAACCATAAATCCCTTGAAACTAACCCCTCGCGCCGTAAGTCCCTAAGATTCAACATAGCCCTCTTGACACCCATAGACGTACCTTGCTCCGTGGTGAATCTCCCCGCCGTTATCAGCACACTACATAACTCCGCTAGTAACTCGGTACGGTCCTCGTGCTTCTTGTTCATCTCGCCCCTCCCGCGAACTCCGCTAATCGGTGGCTCGTGGCGTCCACGAAGTACCACTCTGCCCGATGCAGCAACCTGTCCATGATCTTGTCTCCGATTGCCGCCCTCATATCTTCCATGCTGCATATGTTCGTAGTCACGATGTACGGTTTTCCGCTCTCGTATCGTCCGTTGATGATTCGGTAAAGCTCTGCTGTCTGCCAATCTTTCGTGAGCTTTTCCAACTCGTCCATGATTAACAGCGTTGCGTCCAGGAGTCCCGGTATCGGGTCGCTCGGTTTCGATTCGTCCTTGCCTCTACTCCAAGTCTGCGGGAGCATAGCCCACAGCTTAACCATGTTCACATACCGGACCTGATACGGCATGTCGAGCAGCGCATTGGCGATTGAGCAAGCTACGTGAGTCTTGCCGCACCCTACGCTACCGGACAGCAACAACACTCTTGGCATATCGTCCGGGAATCCGTCAATGTACCTCTGAGCAATCGCCTTGAGTTCGCCGACTGCAACCACTTTGCCGCGAAACCCTGCCGGAACGAGTCCCTCTTTCGGCTTGTTCTGGATCTGCGCCAACCGATACCCGGCAAGCTCGCCTTTGATGCCTGATTCGCTGATATACACACGCCGCGCCAAATCCATTCTACGTGCCTCGTCACGCAATTCCCGCGTTCTTACCTCACAAGCGCACTCCTCGCGGCTGTGCATGAATCTAGTACCCATAGCTCGCGTTCTGTAAGGGAGGATAACTCCGCAATCGCTACAGTGATAGGCGCTTGGCGTCTCCTCGACCTCGTCCCAGATTGACGGGTCACTGTGCGCCCTGGGCGAATAGCTTGTCAATAGCCCTGCTGTATCCTTGCTCTGAGGCTGTCTCCTTGCGCCCTCTAAAACCCTTAGTGCTGTTTCCTGCATCCTTGCTCACCTCTTTCGTGTAGGTTTCGTGTTCTGTCCATAGATCGCTTGGCCCGAGGAACGTAGCCGGGTGGCTGATATACCCCTCAGTCGTGCCTTTGTCGGCGCATTGCCTCGCGTAGTTCCCCGCTGCCTTGATTAGCCTCTGAGGGTCAACCTTTCGATTGATGAGAGTACACCAGCATTTCCAGGCACGTTTGCGGTAACACGGTCTTGGATATACTGACCAGAACGCGTTGAAGTCTGGAGAGTATATTTCACTCTTTTCCCCTTGGGGAATATAAGGGGTATCTTCTTCATTGGTTTCTTCTTCAATTGGTTTCTTCTTAGAGTTAACCTCGTTAACTAGCGCTAGTAAACTACGTTGACTAGGGTGGTTAACTGAGTTAACTAGGTCTGGTAAACTAGGTTTACTAGTTTGACCCGCTTTTGATATGTCTCCCATACCGATCAAATTGGTAGAAAGTGCGTAGTGATTAACCTTTCTGTTAGTCCTCTTAACCTTAATCCATCCTCCTTTTTCCAAGTCTCTCAATGCCTCGCAAACTGCTGGCCGACTGTACCCTGTCTTGTCGCAGATTGTGGACAGTGACGGCCATGAGTCTTTGCCGTTGCTGTGCAGTGCGATAACCAGCAACACGGAGACCTGCGGCCCTTTCAGGTCTTTGATGTGGTCCCTAAACTCAATCATGATTTTTATGAACACCTCGCTCTTGTCCACTGTTACCCCTCATGTCGTTGCGCCTGTTAAAATTGCTAGGTCTGCGGTCAAAAAAAGACCGCCTTGCTCCCGGTACGCGACTGGTTACTCGTCGCTTTGCTGTCTCTCGACCTCTTCCAGTTCTTGGTTTATTGCCAGTAATATGGGGTTGTCTCTTTGCCCTGCCACTCTAGAAGCGTAATACATGCCGCTAGGAGTCCCATCAGGGAACACAGACACACGGCATACGCCTACATCGCCATGCTGCACGAATATCGCCAGAAACGGGATATCGTGCATTTGACACTTGCGGGCGATTGCGGATAACTCAACAACCAATTCGCTCTCGGCCTCCACCCTTCGCGCCTCTGCCCGTTCGCCATCCTCGTGGTCGGAGCGCACCTTCTCTGCGCGTAGCTCGTCCATGTTCGGTTGTGTCATTTTGATTAGTCCTCCTTCGCGTATTCGATGAAAGCGGCTTTATTGCACTCTCTGCAATCATCATGATTTTCACATTTGCGCCGTGGCAGTCCGTTGCTGTCAGGGCATGTTCCGTGGTCGGCTATTTTGTTCAGCACCTTGACCGCACCCTCATGGCTGATCGTGTCTACTGTGAGCATGATTCGCTCTCCTTTCGCCGCTTGTACTCTGCCAGGATTTCCGGCAGGTGTTCGGCTCGGCACTTGCCGCATGAAGTGTCAAACATACATTCAACTGCTGGTGGCAGATCAGCAATATATTCGCATGGCACGATGTGTTCTCTCGCCAGCAACTCGCATAACGCAATTGCGTCCTCATGGCTGATAGTCTCGGTGGTCAGTCGCATGGCTCGTCCTCCCTCCGTTTCATCTCGTAATAGCACTCTCTTGTTGCCACCACGTCACCCCAAGCATCATGCGCGTCAACAAGCTCTTTGCCAAACAGAAAGCTGTAAAGCTCCGTCAGCTTCGGCCATTTGTATTCGTAGACCGTCCCGCATTGCGGACATTTCGGGCCCGGCTCGTGTTCGATTCGGCAATCTTTGCACCACTTGCGCTGCCCCGGTAATTGCAATAGGTTCATACTTGATTTCATGGTGCAATATGAGGGTTTAGAAAGCATTAATGCAGCTACGTTGCGATTGTCGCCGTCATTTCTATCGAACATGCATGCGACTCTGGCAATATCGAACTCGGTATTGTGGCATACCGCAACATCAGCCGAGCGCATTAGTTGATAAAGAGTCCTGCAGGCTACTTGTTCGGGTATCCCAAAATCTCTAGCCATTTCCTCGGTGATCCCGTGTATCTCCACTGTGCCCGGCTCAATCCTTCGGCCTAATGGCGCTATCAACACATTAAGCGAACCATACACCCGCTCAGAATCCGACAGAATAGCCGCCAACTGCACTACCCAAGGCTGTCCTGGGTGATTGTAGGGCTCCCTCCATAAAGGAAGCCCACTCGTTTCAGTGTCAAGAAAGAGTTCCATCAGCCGTCAATCTCCTTTTCTAATGACTCGTGCAACTCTTTCAACTCCGCGTCTGTCAGATCGGCAATAGCCTTGCCGTATTTGTCGTGGATGGTTGCCAACTGCTTGGCCTTACTCCAACCCAACTGCTCGAACATTGCGCCGATAGTGCTTAGGTATGTCTCTCTGCTGATTACAGGTTCTTCAGCCGCCGCCGATTTGGTGACACCTAGCTTATCCTTGATGGCATCAGTGCCGTTCTTGCGCGAAGGCTGTTCCTTGGCATCCTGAATGACTTCGCCCGTTTCCCCATCAATCAGCGTTCCGTCAAACTCCAGCATCGAAGCGTCTCCGGTATCTGCTGCCGTATCTGCCGCCAAAGCCTTAGACATTTCAACGCTCATCGGCGCATACTTCAACGTCCTCCGGGTAACGGTTTTCTTTGCCATCTCCGCGTAGTCTGTAACCCAAGGTCCGTTGTTGCCGGATTTGCTTCTAGCTCTTATGCGGTCAATTTCTTTGCGAGTCATAACGTCATAGAGAAGACCGCCGTCTTTTAGGCGAATGACGCAATAGGCATGAGTAAGTTTTGCGACATCGGGATCATTAGCGCCGGGGATGTGCTTCAACTTCGGTTCAAGACCGAATTCCAGCTCGAAGAACTCATCATCTTCATAGACTTCCCGCGCCGAAATACTCAGGATATGGCCGCTCCTATATGCTAGGCTCACCAGCCCCCTGTATCCCGGTATCATCTGGCACTGATTGCCATAAGGCACTAGATATGCCTCTCCGAGTGCGCTACCCGGCTCTAGTCCAAGTTCAGCGGCTTGCAGTGCCGCCCTGACAACTGATAGCATCGTGCAGTTTTGCAATCCCGGTGTGCGCGACACGCAAGAAAACACGATCTTGGCGAACCTCTCCGGCTTGACGCTAGAGGCTGCTATCGCCTCTATGGATTTCTGCTGCTTCTGGATGAACTTTCCGAACTCTCCCATCCCTGCTTGTCGGATAACTAAACTACCATTTGAGTTTGCTGCTGGCTGATTGCTTGACATGTCTTTTCCTCCTTGAATGTGGGCTTAAATGCCCTAACGTTGTTTTTGTCTGTTCTCCAAATGATCTTCCCGCCAGCGAAGTGCAGTTCTCCGCAGTTCTCCATTTCAACCTTGATAAGATTCTGCAATCGCTTCTTCTCGGTGTCCGTGGTCTTGCACATGGCCGTTATCTTGTTCAATTGGTTGCACAGTTCTTCAACTTCGGGAGTGGCATAACGTACTTCGCTGCAAGAGTCGGGAAACTGCTCCTTAACCATCCTGCAATCCGGCTCATTGCCCGTAAGCGGTGGAGGGCAATCTGACTCCATGTAGGTAGTCCACCAGTCGTAAGCCCTGAACTTCAGAGTCTCGATCAGTTCTTCGTCTCGCTCGATGTGGTAGACTCGGAACTGCTGACCGCCGATCAACACCGCAAGATCAACGAACATTCGACCTGTAATAGCCATCTGCCATTGAGTCTGAACGTTGTATTGATTCGGAACGGCGTCCTCTTCATCACCCCACTCTTCGGCCATGAATTGATTAGTGGTTTTGCACTCCAACAACCCCGGTTCTCCACGAATCTCGTAGTCTGGATTTGCCGCGAAGAAGGGAATGTTCTTGTCTCGATACAACTTGCTTTTGTGCAGCGTCTTTCCGGTGTGCAGTCGGTACAACTGCATCACGTACAATTCCAGGTTGCTACCGTGGAGCATGGCCTGATTCAGTTCAGGGCCAGCTTTCAAGCCCTTCTTCTCCATGTAAACGATTCGTGGCGTCTTGTATGGGTGAAGCCCCAAAATAGCCGCTATGTCAGTACCGCCTAAATATGTGGCTCTGTCTGCTACCCATGAATCTTTAACAGGTCGCATCTGTAGTTTTTCAAGATCAATGTTCACGCCGCTTCTCCCTTCTCGTAATCTCCCGGCACTGCCTCCCGAACCGTGTGCCCCTCTGCCTCGTCCTCCTGCCAGTGCGCCGGGCAGACCATGTATCGAACATAGCCCCTGTCGCCGACATAACCGGAGCGCATTTCGAGTGCTAGACCGCACTTCGCGCAGGTCGTGAGTGGCTCGGATGTGAGTGTGTTGGTCATTTGTCGGCCTCCAAATCGTCCGCCCATTGCCTGAGGAACGCCGCTACCTCTCCGCGTTGCCGTGTGCCTGAAATGTATGTGGGCACATCCCGCGCTATCGCCGCGCCTCCTAGGGAGGTTAACTGCTGAGCCACTTCTCCTTCGCAGTCCACCCCTAGGGTATGCCAACACATGCTATTCCAAAGCAGTTGTGCACAAAGTCCTGTCACCTCGCCACCGCCATCCACACAACCACCGCCGCGGCAAACAGCACACCGCACAGCACCGCGCCGTATGGCCGCGAGTCGTCGTCTATGGCCTCGCACCAGAGTTGATAGTGGCGGTCAAGAAACTGTCTCATGTTCATGGTTTGGACTCCAGTTCTGCTTGGTACTTCTCTGCCGCCTCGTTCCAACAATTGCGGCATTTGGTGGCGTGGCAGTCACCAGTTGCTAGTCCTACCAAGCCTATCCTCCAAGGGCAACTCGCCCCGCCGTTCTTCGCAACCTTGCGGAACAACTCCGCCGCTGTCTTGTCGCTAATCATTTGGTGGCCTCCTCTCCGAACTCTTTGAATGCCAATGCTAGACACTCGCGGCACACACTGTCACGGCAACTGGGTTCAGGCAAACCCAACGTACTTGGGCATAACCCGGAGCGCTGAATCCTATCTAGCAACTCCACGGCCTTCTCGTGGCTTATGTCCTCGGTTGTAATCCTCATCCCTCTGCCTCCAGTTCTAGGAGCAGTGCATCGGCAAACTGCACCGAGTAAGCAGTTAGGTATGTGGTGTCCCAAGCGACATGAGGATTACTCGCCAATCCCGCCATGATCTGCGCCGCGAATGCCTCTCGCTTGGTCATTGTGCTTGCGAGTTCAGTTTTGTTGTTAAGTGCCCTCACTTTTTGCGCCTGCTCATCCGTCAGTCGATTGCTGTTCATCCCTCGTCCCTCCCAGCCCGGCACAGCGTCCAGACGAACGCCCCTGCCACGGCTATGATTGCGATTGCGTAGGTCATTTTGTGAACCTCCAGATTCCGAACACTATGATCGCCAACCAACAAAGGTCGTAGACAATCATCCCAATCTCGTGTATTGCCGCTGGTGTCATTTTGTGGATACCTCCGTCGATTTCATCACTCGGTTAATCATAGCTACCGGGTCATCCCACTTGACCGCGCCCCGTTTCCGAAGCCCTTCTGCTAACTCCAAATAGTCCTGCTTGCAATACCATTCGTCCGTGACCTCAACTACTGGCCTCTCGACCTCTGCAACTGCCACAGCGCCCCCTAGTTGGTGCTAGTGCGTCCTCATGTCGCGCCGATCTAAGTCGGCTTCGTGATTCGCCCCTGCTTGGTAGCCGTCTCGACCAGCCACCGCGCCAGCAGCTTGACCTTCTGCCTGGTCTGCTCTGCGGTCACTGGTTCGGCGCTTGCTTTAAATGGCTGTGTTTGGCTGTTCATCATTTTCCCTCGTTAAACTCGTATAGTTACCGGGTTTAAATGGCCTCTGCTGTGTTATACTTAGACTGTGACCTTGGTTAACTTCTCGGCATCCCGCTTGCGCTGAGTAGTTGGCCGTCTGCCGTATCTAAATGAATGAAGCGGGCATGTGTCGATTGTGCATTTCGCAACCTCTGCAATTTGGAAGCAAACGCAGTCTCGGCACTTCGCCTTTATTGCTTCAAGTGGTGAGTTCGGATTCTTTGCCATTGTCTGACTCCTTATCTTGGTGTTTCTTCAAAAGTCCACGAAGGAAAAACCGCACTTTTTCCGCGAGTGGCGCTAAACTGGAGTAACTAACCATTTGGGTGATTTAGATTCATGAAACAGCGTCCCTGTGCGGTATACTGGGTTAGGCCGCCGAATCAAGATCGGGTGCAGGTTTCTTGGGTACTAGGCGCCTGCTTGTCTCGATTTCGTAACCGGCAGTCACTAATCGGCTATAAAGGGTCTCGTACGGCATGATTTCGCCGTTCTCTTTGTGCATCACAACTCTTGAAAGCGATCCGGTTTCTTGGAGTTGCTTATCAACTTCTTGAATGAAAGCCAGGTCTTCCTTGCTTATACTCATGTGCATTGCCTTTCCTTGGTCACGGGCAGTGTACCTTAGAGTCACACCCGAAACCAAAATAATAAACGCTTTTCGTTAGCGTCACAGGTAGTGTACCTTAGAGTCACAGCTTTGTCAAGTCTTTTTTCAAAAATGCTTTAAAATTGTTTGAGGTGCTTGTAATGGCCTGTTATAATCTATACGGGGAAGTGGATATGCCAGAAATTGAATGGAGAGCGAAGAGGATGAGGGAGGCCGCAGAGGCCGCCGAACTCTCTTCTGAACAAATAGGGAAACGATTACACAAAACCGGCGCGTTGGTACGTCGCTGGTGGAACGGCACACGCACGCCCGGCATTGACGATCTGGAAGATTATGCCATTATCACGCGGCACCCCGTAGAGTACTTCCTGCGTGAAGAGGCCGTCCTCCATAGAGATTTCACAGTTCAAGACCAAATGGAGAAACTTCAAGACCAGATCGCGCAGTTAGCAGACAAGGTCGCCGAACCCAAAGCCACTTATACGGCGATTCCCCCAACCGTCCTGCGTGCCATCAACAAGGCGCAGACACGCACGGGCAAGATCGAACTTGCTTTTGAATATGTTCGTTCAGACAAATCCGTTAAGTTTGGCAGCTCAGTAATGAAAAAACTCCCCATTGAGGCCAAGCTCTCGATCGTCAGAATGTACGAAGATTTCAAACACGTGCGCTTACTGCCCGAAGATCTTCTATAGGCAATACCGGGCCGTAGGCTCGTCGTATACGCAACCAAGGAGAACATGCACTATGCAACACAGACGTTCGACTCACGCACTACTTGCAGTTGCAATACTCCTACTCATCATCAGCTTTACATACGTCCTTTATGGTCGGGCCAAAGCTGACACCAAAACGCCAATTGTATACATCACACGAACCGGGGAATGTTATCATCGTGGTTCGTGCAGTTCTCTAAGGCACAGCAAGATACCGATTCGCAGAGCTGCTGCAATCCGCAAGCATTACAGGCGGTGTAGTAAGTGCTACAGCATATTGGGGAACATAATGCCCGACCCGCTAGAAGATCTCAGAAATATTGTGCCAGACCCAATAGTAAACCCTATATCAGATCCTATATGAGAAGTTCAGCACCTAAAGGAGTAAAGGCGTGGAACATCGCTTACTTGCAGCATTCCAATCACCGTTGTTGGGATGGCTCACGATTGCTTTTCTTTTCACCACTTCGGCAGATACATATATCAAGAGAATTGACCAACACAAGAACACTGGTGTCTTGCCAAAAGAAATATTGCCAGTCCCAGCATGGGTTTGGTTACTATTCTACGTCACAGATAATCTATTGAAATTAGCTATCCTGGTGCTAAACTGGCAGTACGGCCTATTGATCTGCATTATTGGCCTGGCTCTGGCAACATTAGGCATATCCGAGAAAGTTGGCAGCATTCTAATGTACCCTTTCATACGGATTCGATTACCTGACAATTTCCCTCGTTCATCATCATATGACGTTTCTTCTCCGATGCGAAGCATAATGATAGATATGGAGAAAAGCGCATTTGTATTTGGAATGCTGCTCGCAGTAGCAGCTTATATAGCGATTGTTCTATTGCTCAAGGCGGTTTTAAAAGACGCCGCCATAGAGTTTGCTTGGTTGCTTCAACTTTCGCGAATAGCGTTGTATATTTGTATATTTTGGCTAGCGTGGAATCGTGCAAACGAATGCGCCTATCAGGCGACTTGGTTGGTATGGATACTTGGTATCGCCGGGCGAATCAATGACTTTGAGGCCATCGTCATGCCGATTGTTGTTGTGGGCGCATTGATTATCTCGGCGAAACACACAGTTGCAGAATTGCCAACCGATGTTAACATTGTCTAAATCCGTGACTAAAGCGCCCATGTTCGCGATTCTACGCCTCTACCCCTGTCACAGTGGCCATCCGATGGGGGTAGAGGCTGTTTCTCGCCGTGTGTGGCGCGATTGAGCTACAACCAAAACGAAAGCTGAACCATACCAATGACACGTTGCGTTTTATATCTGAGAGCAAGCACCGACTTACAAGAAGATTCCACCATCACCCAGGCCACACTCTGCCGCGAGTATGCCGCCGCCCACGGCCTAACCATAATCCGCGAGTATGTGGACGAGGACGTATCAGCATCGAAGATCCCATTTGAGCGCCGACCTTCCGGGTCTAGGCTACTCGCTGATGTTATTGCGACTCGGAGGGACTTCGACGCCATCCTTGTGCTGTCGTTCGACCGCGCTTTCCGAGGCTCATTCAACGAGGTAGTCACACTGGCACTGCTCGACAAACACCGATGCAACGTTATCAGCGTGAGAGACGGTTACGACCGAAGCACCCCACACGGCAACCTGCTCCACGGCGTACTCCGAGAACTGCGAGAGTTTGAATCGAAGCAACTGGGGATGCGTATCCGTGAGCACAACAAGGCCAACGCCATGCAAGGCAAATGGCCGGGAGGCATGGCGCCTCTTGGCCTCACCTACAGCACCGAGACGGGTATGGTCACGGCAAACGAACGCGCCGCCGATGTGGTGACGATCTTTCGAATATTCGTGGAGTGTAACGGAAATGTCTCACTTGCCGCCCGGACGCTGAACGCGCAGGGCATACCCACGTCGAAGAACTCACTATGGCACCCGCGGACGCTGTTTCACATGCTCCGCTCTCGCGCCTATAGGCAGATGCTGTCGATGAGAGAAGAAACCTTTGACGGGTCCGGTATCATCGAGAAGATTCTACCGGATGAACTCCTGCAACAAGCCGACTCACTCCTTGTTCGCAAGCGCGAGTTTAAGCCGAGGCAACACGGCACTACCCGAACCTATTCCGGTCTGCTCTTTTGTAGCCGATGCGGAGATATGCTGAACTCCAACGACTCGCGGCCACAGGAAGCCGATCCCTGCCGTGGCTGGCGCTGCAAGTCGCGTAAGCTTGGGGTGTGTGACGCAAAACGCGTCTCGGAGAAGTGGCTTGACTGGCTGGTGAAAGAGGCGTTAGTGAAGCTGATCGAGAACGCGCCCGATACGCTGGCATCCGACATGGTGGACATTGAGCCACTGGAATCGAAGCCCGCGCAGTATTCCACGCATGAGCGATTAGAGGCAAGGCGCACAGCGGTACTAAGGCAACATGAGTTGGGATTGATTGACGATGGGGAATTGATACGGAGGATTGGAGAGATCGACGCGCAGATTGTCCCGGTGAATAAGCCCGAGATGCAGCCGCAACATATCACCGCAGAACAAGCACAGGTGTTGATTCGTGACGCTGGAGAGGTGTGGATGGATGCACCCGTAGAGGCTAAGAGGCAATTGCTGCTGATACTCGGAGCGAGGCTGATCGTGAACACCGGCGAACGCCCCTTGTGGCTGGAAATGTCCACCACGATAGGACTAGGTACAGTGAGAGTGGAAGGCCCACTCCGTAAATATGCACCTGGGACGCGGTAAAATACGTTGTGCCAACCGTACACAGCAGGAAAGTATTGTAAGGTTGGCACAACTTAAGTTGAGTGGATTCTAAAGGTGGCGGATTCGAGACCATTACACGAACCGTTTCCACCCCGGCAACTCCACATGCGGACGGTCTAGCAACTTTTTCGAGACCTTTAACCCTTGAGTTTTGCCATCACTTTCAAACGGATCTCGTGCATGTTCAGCGAAGCACAAAGCGGCTTACCCGGTTCATGGTCGCTGTGCTGTGTGATTGCCGATGCGGGTATGTTGTACTGTCTGCATTTCACAACGCAGTAATGCACCAGTGCATCAAGTTGACGCCTTGTCGGATATCCACCCTGCCCCGGCATACCGACCAAACATACTCCGAGTGCCTTGTAGTTCATCCCGTCACTCTTGCAGTGTGAGCCTACCCGGTTCTCTGCCCTGCCCGGTTCGATCTTGCCATCCAGCACCGCGAGATATGCCGCTTTCGATGTTCGGTGGCCGTTCAGGATCACCGCATGATAGCCGATGTCTACCCAGCCTTTCGCCGTGTGCCAGCTTCGGATTGCCGCCGCATCGCCCCACGTTGACGCTGATGTGTGGACTACGATAGCCTTGGGTTTCATGCTATTCCTCCGTGATTTCCTTGACCAGCCACGCCTTGACGCCCAGCGCCGCCTTCTGCGCGTACTCGTCGGGTACGCCCTCGCTGCACAGGTACTTGGTCAGCTTGTCGGTGTTGATCTGGTCTACTAGATTGGTGACAGCTTCGCGAATCCTGCGAGAGCCGATTGTCACTTTGATACCCAGCACATTCTTTTTAAACGGTTTGATCTTCATTTACAGCCTCCCCATCTTTGCTAATACCAGTCAATTCGTACCACTTCCAGAGCGCCTTAACCCCTGCTATGGCGGCGGGTAGCCACACCACTTTTGCCGTGATATCCTGCCCCGACTCCAAGGCGATAATCAGCAATGGTATCACCGCAGAGAAGAAGGTTTTAGCCGCTGTTGCAGCCATCCTATATGCCGTTGATTTGTTCATGTGTCTAACCTCCTATGATTTCCCTATTGTGAAATGCAGCCCCAACCCCGCCAGCATTGACGCCAGAATCCCAGCTACCCAACGAGCAGCGGTTTCCAGCATCTTGATCCGCTCATTGTGCGCCGCCTGTGTTGCGCGTGTGACTGTGCTGTGTTCCACCAGTGTGTCGATCTTGCCCTCAATCCTTGCTAATCTCTGATCGCTGTCCGTCATGATCGTAACCTCATGTGTGTAGATTTTTGGTATGTAAACGCCGTGTGGCGATTGCACTGATGTTACTCCACGGTTTCGGTAGTCTCCACGGGAGGCTCGATAACAGTTTCGATGATTGGCTCAACAGGAACAACTTCCTCGACAGGCGGGGGATTCCATGCGATATCGGCCTGTATCCCCTGTTCGAGCACCCCAAGTGCCAGCCCCCATAGCTCATTTGCGCCCGGCAGGTTGTCCGGCGTGAATCGAAACTCTTGGAACGTGATCGGCGGCCTACCTTCGGCGAAATACACTTGACTCGTCCACCCGCCCAGGATGACCACCGCCGTCATAGTCGGAACGTCGACGTTGATCGTGGTTATACTCCAATAAATCGCACTATCCCCATACACGGTTTCAACCGATTTCTCTAACATAGAATACCTCCTAGAAAATATAGCCTTGTGACCGCGAGACAGCAGCCGCAGCCACAGCATTGAAAGACGCTATGTATCCATAGTCGTAGGTAGTGCTAACTCCGCCTACAGCCGTCAAAGTCGCTGATTTTGCGCCTGTCGCTCCACTGGCCGCCTGTGTCTCGTAATTGATAGCCAAGTGCCTTGCCGCGAATATAACATCAACTAGCTCGGTCTCCCCGGATGGAGGCGATTGGGAGACGCTCGACAATAAGGACGATGACGCAAACACCGTGATTACCGCATTCCCGGCAGAGACACTAGCCAGAGATGGCGTCGATACTGTTGCAGGACTAGCGGCAAATGAATTGCTCTGCACACCGTCTTTGTCAAACGGTGTAGCCGTCAGGGTTTCGCCGTAGAGAGATATCAAGCCAGCGCCGCCAGTGCTCGCAAACGGCAACCCTGATATGGTATAGTCAGCCGCTTCGCTGGCAGCAACCTTGTAGTATACTTTCAGGTACACGCCATTAGCAGCCACGGTTTCTAACAATGTCCAACCAGCAGGCATAGTAGGCGTATTAGCAGCAGACAGGGTAAGCGCCAATACCATCAAATCGCCATCTGCTGTTCCTGTGGGCTTAGTTATCTTAAGGCTTGGCGCACCGCCAGCTTTCGCCGCTGTTGTAGACGTTCTCGCAGACCATGCCATTAGCTCACCACCATATCTATCGACACCAGCACCCGCGTAACCGTAGCCACGGAATCGACGATATACTCCAGTATGTCGCCAGCGGTAACGGCAACCGTCATAGGTGTACCGCCCGTACCCGGAGCGGTATCCTCGTTCTTCTGCACCGAACTAAGCGTAGGCTTATGAGTGCCGCATATCGTTGCGTTGGTTGGAAATCCTGCATAAGTGCTGCTCTGGATATCCACCACTATCGAACCTGATTGATCGGCTAATATCGTCCATCCGGTGATAGTCCCGGCAAAGGGTATCCGCAAGAATCCCTTTGAACCTGTAGTGATTGCACTGCCACCGCCATCAATCACGTAACTAATTGAGCGGATTGAGGTATTACTCGGCAAGTCGGCAGTGGTTAGAGTGTCCCACGCAGGAGCTTGCGCGACCCCTCCCGAAGCCTGTCCACGCAGGAACTTGCGCGTGTTCGATGTATCGCCCGGCAGTCTTGTTTGAGCGCCACTTGCACCGCCGTAAATGATATCTCCGAGCGTGGTCATAACGTTTGAGAAGGCATTACTAAACAGATAATCAAGCGCCCCTCGCACAGTGCCGAATACGCCACCCTGCCAGGAGTCGTTACGGTATGAGACCAGCACCGCGCCCGGTGTGCATGGCTCGTTGGTCTCGTTGTTTGTCCACCGCTGGCCTAAATGGTTGTAAAGGCTTTTCGCGGAATCATATACACCCATAGCCAAACCTTTCATGAAAATGCCCGCCAGGGTGCATGACTTCCCGGCGGGCTGTTGGAGGAGCCCGATATTCTGTGTATGCGCGTCGGAGCAGCGCGCGATATTCGATTACATGTTGATCTTTGGCATCTTCGGCGTGAGCTTCCGTTGCAAGGAGCGCCCCAGGTTCGCAGGGCTAACGCGCTTGCCCTTCGGCTTATTGTCGTAGGACTGCACCCCGATACCCGACAGCGCCAGTGGAGCAGCAGCCGCGCCGACACCCCACCCGGAATACTTCACGGCGTCATAGATATCTTGAATCGACATAGGCAAGAACTGGTTGAACGCCTGTCTCTTCAAGCTCTCTTCGGACATGTCAACGTCTTCCCCGGCGAAGTCCTTGCCTTTAAGCGCACTCCAAGCAAGCCCAACCTGCGGAGACGCTTTCGACCTAACGAACCTACCCAGCGTATCAGCCCGGTTTGCCTCTTTGATTTTGCCGGTGCGAGTGTCTTTCCGTTCCCCGGTGATTAGCTGTGCCGTGTACCTGATGATAGGCAGATTGCCAGCCCCGATATCAAAGCGGGTCTTGCCAACCCGAATCTTGCCGAAGTCCGATGAACGCGGGTCGGTTTCGACTTTTGCCCCTGATGCTTTTGCTATCGCCATCATCGCTATGCTTGCCCCGGTATACGCTACCAGATTTTTAGCCGCAACCTTTCGGGCTACTTTGCTATCACTGATGAGCGACAACGGCGCTTGAATCCGCGACATGAAGAACCTCGGAGAATACCCTATCTGTGACAGTATCGGCGCAGAGGCTTCCAGCGCCCCGAGATTCCCGCGCCCGGTTGCCGCGTTGATGAACTTGGCAATCTCCTGATAGTCCTGTAGCGTGATGCTGTCACCGAACGCCTTCGCGTACTCCGAGAACACACCTTGCCGTAGATTGTTCAGGAATCCGACATAAGCCCGTTCCGATGCTCTGATTACCGAGCCTAACACGGGAGTTTTCTGCACCAGTCGCGCCATGAACGCCTCTTCACGCAAAGAGATCCGAGCCGAACCCTCAGTAGGCGCAAGGTACAACTTGGCTTGCTGTCCAAGGTCGTAATGCTCGTCACCGCGTATCATGTCGTCAAGCGCCTGAAAGTTGTTCTCGCTGAACAGCACCTTCATCTGATTGACGAATGCCCTGCCGAACGCCTTCGGATGACCAGCGGCCAGCATGATACCCTGTCTCCCGGGTGCGCTTACGTCTAAGGTCGTCTGTAGCGTTCGGCCAGTGTTCAGCACGTCTAGCGCTATGTTCTTCGCCGCTTGCTTCTTGCTGATCGGATGCACTACCTTATCGAGTGCCTGTCTAAGCTCTGCCGCATCTCTACGGAGCTTGTACAACTCCGGGTCAGGCTGCAACTTCGGCGGCCCCTGTGCTGGCATAGTGCGTTCACTCACGGGTAACTGCTGCTGCTCTTTGATGTATCGCTCATACTCAGCATCACGAACCCTAGCCATTTCCTTGGCCGTCTCCATCCGCTTCCCGTCATTGGTGTTGCGGTAGATAGCCTCAATAGCCTTATCGGTGATACCGGGTATAATCTGCTTCATGAACGACCGCAACTCAGCATATGAATGCCTACCAGCGGCCTCCACGTAGTATTCCATCACCCGGCCAGCGCGTGATATGAACTCAGCATCGATCTGGGGATTGATATTCACACTTCCGCGCTTACTGGAGAGTGATTCCGACAATCCCGCCGACTTCTCGCGAAGCCATGCCACATCTTCCATGAACTGGACCTTGGTAACGCGGGTGTTGTTCTCGCCAAATCCCGGCTTACGTGGGTTTCGCTCGACCTTCACGGGTCGGCTCTTTCGGGCATCGGCAAGCTGCTGTTGAAGCTCTGCTTTCTGTGCTTCGTAGTCGGCAAGCTGCTTTGTGGCCGTCTCGTACTTCGTGACTAACTCTTGATACTTGCCGACTTCCTCGGGCGTGAGCTTTTCAGCGCCCTTTGCAATCTGCGCTTGTTTCAGCACATGAGCAAGGCTGTATTCGTTGTCCATGAGGAACTGACGCGCCCTACCCGCTGCGCTCCACTCAGTGCCGGCCTTTTGCAGAGCGTCTGTCAGGTCGTCAAATTGCCGCTGAATGTAATCGGCCTCAGTACGCATCTTCGCCGCTCGTGCCGTGTCACCCGCCGCATCAGCTTCGATAATGGCATCGGCAAGCGTGCTCCGCATGTTTTGGAGCTTTCGCCCTTGGTAGGTCAGCGCAGAGGTTTCCACGTCTGAGAGCGGCCTACTGTCTCGCTGCAAGTCCAGCACCAATCTATCAGGGCTAACCCTGCCGCTGTCTACGGCCTCTTTGCCTACATTCAGCATATCTTGAGCGTTCCCGATGCTGCGCTTTGTAACCTTGGCATTCAAGCCAATCTCAGCCCTTGCCGCTTCGGTCGCTGCGTTCTTCGCGCCAAACGTGTTATCGGGCATCGTGTCGATTTTCGGTGCAGGATTCGACATATCGGGAACACGTGTCGATGGTGTGGCCGCTGGGGACTCTGTCACGGCCTTGGGAGCAATCGCGCCCGCTGGCCTTTGACGCTTCACCTCGTTTTGTGCCTCTGCGTAGATTCTCGGTAGACTGTCTGCAAGTTCGACGCCGATATCACCAAACTCCGCTTTGAGTTGACGAACCCAACCGCCAGCACTCCCGCCGACAGTCTCCGCGTAGTGCCTTGCCAGTCGCTTTGCTGCATCGTAGAACTCGACGTCGAACTCCGGATTAACGTCCAGACTGCCGCGTTTCGACTTCACAACCTGCTTTGCGCCTTCGAGTTTCCGCTTGAAAATCGCGATATCGGCAGCAGGATTGTACACGCTCGATTCTACTGGCACAGCCGACCCGCCAGAATCCCCGGCAACCTTGCCAGGTGCGGCAGGAGCGGCTTCCGGCACTGCAAGCGGCTCGGTAGTCGGTAGTGCGGCTGTAGGCGATTCTACGGGCTTTGGCGTGGGGACGGCGGTCTGCATCTTATCCAAGTCGAAGCTAATCTGTAGATTCTTGACTTCGCGCCACTGCCCGTTATACTCGAACTCCCATGCACCAGGCGCACTTGAGCCCGCCTTGGCTGGTTTTGCGTTTCGATATTTGACACCATCACGAATAATTACGCCAACCTCTGAAGCTGAAACAGGCGCAACCTGTGCATTTTCTGCAACAGTTGGAGCCTCTGCCGTAGTCGGCTGCACTCTTGGCGCCACATACGATTCATCGACAGTACCCCGGAGCGGTATCGGTTCTCCGAGTGCGGCCGGCTTGGGTGTCGGCAGTGCCTTTCTCGTCGCCAGTTCCTCGCCTAAGAGCTTGTTCGCCCTGAGTATCGCAGGAGTAGCCGTGTCAGGGTTCGCCTTGACGTGCTCATTCAGTGCCTTGGACGCTTCTGCAAGCTGCGGTGTCGTCAGCTTCGCGGCTCTCGCCTTGGTGACCCGCTTGACGCCGTGATACCCTCCGAGAATCGTTAATGCCGATATGACAGGGTACTGCGAGAGTGCTTCGCCGGGATGCTTCGCCGCGTAGATTGGGAAGGCCACCGCGCCCTTTGCGAGTCCAGCACCCATTTCCTTGCCGAACTTGCCAATGTCTCTTATCGACTGAATATCTTTATCTCTCTGTTGTAAATATTCTTCAGGACTGGAAATATCTTGGCCGACTTTTATCTGGTTCAGCAGTGCCAGCCCTTCCATAGCAGGACGCGCCAGCCCTTCGGCGTCACGCAGAGCGGTTCTACCTGCGCTCTTGATGGCGTTCACCAGTCCCGGCTTCTTCGGTGCAGAGGCTTGCTGCTGCTGTGCGTTCTGGTGGAGAGCGTCGATTTCCTTGCCGATGATACCGGGTACTTTGGACACAGCTTCACCGATGGCATACGCGCCAGCACCGGGGAGAGCGAGTAGCGGAATCTTGCCGTCTTTGTAACCCTGCTGCCACTCTTTGCCCTTCAACTGCCCTATTTGCTTTTGCCTTGCACCCTGCTTCTTGAGTCGTGCCACTTCCTTGGGGTCTGCTATGGCAGGATCGGCAAAATGGATATGGTTGTTGGTTATGCCGCGCTGCCCCTTGTACCGGACCATAGCGACATACCCTTGATTCGATAGTGCTTCGGCGGCTTTCTCCATTGAGCCATACTTCGCCACCGCTTCACGCTCGGTTATGTCCAGCACACCCGGCCCGTCATGGCTTCCGTAGTGAATAGGGGTTTTCGACTGAGCCGCAACTATCCGCATATTCGCCACGGTATCACCCGGCTTGTAGGTTTTCTTCTTAGTCGGCTTATCGAAGCTATTCAGCACATCTAGATCGATACCAGATTTTGCAGGAGCATCGAAGCTATTCAGTTTGTCCAAGTTGATAGGCATTCTCTATCCTCCGGCTTTCGGCTTAGGTCTGCCGTTCTGCCCCCAGAAGTAGCTATTCATGTACTTATCGACTTCTGCCGTATTCGCGCCAGCCGCCCGAAGCCTACGGACTGCCTCAGTGCCGTTCATGCTGCGGTCGGCAGACCATTGCCTAACCTTATCGGCTATCTGGTCTCCAGTGCCACCTTGACCGCCTGTAGGCTTTGTCATGGCCTCTAACTGTGTCTTAGCGTCGTTGTAACTGTTCGCCGCGCTGTTCCTCATAGCCGTATACAGCCTCTTTTGATCGTCGCTCAATGTCTCGCCGTCAGTGCCTACACCCGTCTTGAGCATAGCGTCAATGCTGCCGATCTCGTCTTTCAGCTTGTTCATTCGGTTCATAGCTTGGCTGTATGCGGTCTGACTGCGCGTAATGTCCTTGCCGCCAGTGCCTACAGACGCTTTGACCTTCTGAATGTCGGCATAGATTTTGTTGTTCAATGCGTTGTAGTGCGTAAGCTGCGCCGCTGTCAGGTTCTTCTTAAGCTTCAATGTCTCTTGCCTGTATGCTTCGTCCTTCTTCGCCTTGTCGGTCTTGAAGCCCAGTGTAGCCGCCTGATTGCCTGTGAGTGTCGAAGCGCCGTTCACCATATCCGTCACCAGACTAGGGCTGTACGGCAACCCTGCGGCCTCGTAAGCCTTTGGCATAGTGACCAGCAGATTGTTTATAATCGCCTGTTTGTTCCCGCCCGCCAGAATCGCCTTGGATACCATATCCGGCAGACCGTTGATAGCCTTCAATGCGTCGGCCTTCGCCTTTGCCGTTGGCCCGAACCAGTTTTCGGACTCTGCTGCGGGAACGGGGTTAGCCTGTGGCATCCCCTGTGGTGTCGGTTGCTGGGTTCGCCCCGTGATGGCGTCCATGAAATCGACTCCCGGCAGGTACGCCGTCTGCTGCGGTTTCTGTTGAGGCTGTGGATTCAGCCACGGTGCGCCCGGTTGAGCGTTCGGTTGCTGCATCTGCGGCATAGGCTGTGCTGGCGGTGCAAACATCGGTGCAAGCTGTCTTGCCGCGCCCGTCACCTGCTCACCCGGTACGCCAGCCCCGACGATACCCGCGAGCTTACCCATGTTGCCTATCTGCTGATCGGGTGTGTACTGAGGCATAGACCACGGAGGCAGTTCCGGCAAGTCGGCAACGCCGTAACCCTTTGCGGTGGCTCTCAGTCGCTCGTAGGCGGGCTTCATCACCGAATCATAGTACGACTGCCCGTTACGCATATTCTGCGGGTCTGTGGCCGTTACGTAGAACTTCATAGCGGCCTGTGCTGCCGAGTCGCCCTGCTCGGCCTTGTACCGTGTGCGCTCCCATTCCTGCTGACTCTTCCGAGCGTCGAACTCCTGCCGCTGCAAGTCCATATTCGCGGTAACATTCGCGTTCTGGAACTGCTGTTGAGCGTCCTGCTTTGCGAGTGCCGCTTTCTGCTGCTTGCCTTGGAGATATGACTGCAAGCCACTCGCCAGCCCGCTCACTATTCCTGCCGATACAAAACCATTTGCCATGTCATATACTCCTTATCCGCCGAACATCTGCCCGATCGCGCTGCCGAGATTCGCAAAAGCGTTACCCGCCGCTTGGCTTTGCATATTGGCCTGATTCTGCATATTCTGTGCTTGGTTGCTGAACGTCGGCATGTACTGCGAATATTGGCCGGTAGGTGTAGGCGAGTTCGCCGCGCCGTACATATTCCAGAAGTTGTTAGTAGCCTCTCCCCGTCGATTGCGGTTTATGTCCTCCTGCTGCAATCCCACGGTATTGGCCTGATTCCACAGGTAGTTCGAACGGTCGTTCGACTGATTCCAAAGGTACTTAGACTGGTCTTGCTCGTACTTTGAACGCTGGTCGGCCTGATTCCAAAGCTGATCCGATCGCGCCATCTGTGCTTGATTTAGTGCTTGTTTCGCCTGTGCAGTCTGCCCCATCTGCCACATCTGGAGCTGAGGGAGTAGGCTTGCATCGAGACTGGAAGTAGAACCCAACCCGCCAAGCCCACGAGCCGACATATCCGCCCTGCGCTGATTCCCCATCTGCTGAGCGACATTGTTCATGTTCAGGTTCGCCACATCCATGTAGCTGCTGATCTGCTCAGGAGTAAACGGGGTGCGCCAGTCCTGTACCTCGGGCATTCCCCCTGTGAGGCCGGAGAGCGTCTGTAACTCAGGAGGTGCCATATTCCCGCTTGTCATGCCTGATTGCAGGCCCGGGAAGTTGCCCATATCCTGCGGTACTTGCATGAACCAGGGCTGAGATGCGGAGGGCACAGTGCCGTTGGCATCCGGCATCCCAAGCATGTTATTGGCCAACCCCCGCATGTAGTTTTGTGTTGGCTGATTCGCCTTTGTCTGGTCTAACTGCATATCAAGGTATGGTGCGGCCCACCGATCGAATCGCTGCTGATTCAAAGCGTTCTGCGCGTCTGCGGCGGCCTGTGCTTTTTTTGCCGCTTTACGTGCGTCTCTACCTGTAATATAACCAAGCAAACTCATATAATGTACCCCCCCATGTATCATTGATCGCGCCGTTTTATACAACCTGCTCGCTGTAAACAAGAAATCAACGAATCAGGACACTCAAATGGCTAACGAGTCCAGTTTGCCACCACTCGTTGAAAAAGTGCGGTTTTGTCCTCGTGAACTTTTGAAGAAACGCAAGATACAGCACCAAGTTAACTCATATTGTGACTCCTTATATTCCTGTAGATTTCCCATCGTCTACGAGATCAACTTCTATCTTGTCGATGATCGCCTGACTCGTCCAAGTGCCTGACAGCATCACCTGGAAGCCCATAGCGTGACAGTTCGGATTGAACCGCGCTACCACCCTGTTAGGGTTCGAGTTCGCGGGTATGGTCTTTGTGAGCGCCGTCTGTGGTGTTCCACCGTCCGGCACGATCTGCATTGATAGCGTCTGCTGAACAAGTGGATTCCGTAGGAACACCCGAACCTCGCCAACGTGCTTCCGGTTGCCGTTTATCCCAAACAGTGGGCTAACGTACAGCCACGACACGCCCGTTGTACCAGTCCAATAGGTGCTGGTAGACGTTTTCGTGAACATCTTCACTTGTTCGGCTGCGTAGTTCATGGCGTAGAGGCTGCCATCGTCGGGGAGGCTGTCGTATACCTCGAACGCCGAGAAGCCGTACAGCATATGAAACCATGTGCCGCTCGGGACGTGGAAAACATACGTGTTGTTGTTGCTTGGAAATCCATCAGTCGGTACGGCTGGCACCGAGAACAGGATATAATCCCGCCACGCCTTTGCGGTCATGCGCCACGGCTTTCCGGTGTCCGTCAAATCCATAGCCTGATAAAACGGGTTCGAGCCACTGGGCCATATCTTTTCGTAGATCGGTACGACCTTTGACGCGCCAGCGGTAAGCACTACAGGCCCGTTACTCGATATCCACGCGAGCAGTCCCGACGAGTTGACCGCAGTATTACTCACGCAATCGGTGTCTACGGCTTCATTCAGTTGGAAGTCGTTCCAGTTGCTGCCATGCCACCTGTAGCTTTTGTCTCCCCGCTTCAGGACGAGAAGCGTTGATTGCGAGGCGTACGTGTTATCGCTGGACAGCCCTTCTCCGCACACGGACACGATAGGCGCATTCATCGAGCCGACCGTCACGTAACCGCCGAGAGTCGGATCTATCGAAATAGCGTCAACCGTCCCGAAATTGGTACGCGGCCAGTATTCCGGATAGCCGAGCGTTGAGAAGCAGAGTTGATTTTGCCCCTCGACAACATCAGCAGCGGGATAGGTCGCTACGTCTATCGTGCCTGATACGCCGAAGCCGTACAGCCGATCTTTCCACAAGTGGAACGTAGTCCCGCCCGGTGGCATATCATGGCTGGTAGGCAGTGTCCTCGTAGTGTCTAGAGTGCTATCCGCATTGTTGTCTATGTACTCATCCGTGAACGTGTACCCTGCCTGATCGCGTGTAATGTAGTCCAAGTAGTAGTAGATCGATCCGCCTACGAGTGTCCTGTAGATGTAAATCTTGTCTATCTGTAACTGCGGAGGCGTCTGGTTCAGGTTGCCTAGATCGACAATGGCATCTGCGCCCGTGGTAGTCACCGTCAGCGGAGTAGACACAAAATTGGACTCCACCCCTGTGTGGGAATTGCCGTAGGTGAACAGGTACTTGTATACCCCAGTGCCAAGCCCAGTGCCTGTAACCGCATTACCCGTAAGAGCCTGTGAGGGAGCAGGGATACCCACCGGGTGAGTCCGAACGATTATGTAATCGACGCTGCCGCCTGTGTTGGGCCCGTTGCCGGTCAAGGTTATCTGCGTGGTGCTGTCAACGCTCTCGACGTAATACGCAGCCGTCCACCAGTCATCGGCAGGTCTGAAATATATTGTGTCTCCCGGCAGTATCAGGCTACCAGACCATGCCGTACCCGTACCCGTGACCGTAGCAGTCCCGCCAGCACATGCAGCCGTCCCGGTGATGTAGTAATACTTGTCCCACCTGTAGTTAATAGCCCCATTGGTGGATATGTACAGCTTTTCTCCAATGGGGC